TGGGCCAATTGAGTCAGGCGGTCTATGTCTTTTTCGCTTAAGGCTTGGGTTATGTCGCGTTTTCGGTGCGTGACCTTATCTAAGGTGACGTCGTCGTGGTCCGCCTCGTAGTGGACCTCTACAGCCCACTGGCGGCTGCTGTTCGACCTGCTAAACTGAAAGTCATCGATCTCAAAATTATACGTTCGCCTTCTCATACAGGGCCCTCAACTTTTCTAGTTTCAATGTATAATACTCAAACGTACGCAGGCCATAGGTTTCAACGTGAATCACCGTTTCGTTGTACGACACAAACCAAAACCCGTTAAGTATTTCTGCACGCATATATGGCCCCCTGCTAATAATGCTAATATGCTAACTATAACACGGTGCGTTGATGTTCGACACTATTTGTTGAATTCCGTATCGAATTGAACCGACATATTTCTATGTCAGTCATATCAGAAGTCATAATATGGGTCGCTCCAATCATCGGTGGTTTAGCCATATGGCTCATGCACGAAGCCTACGTATCAATTAAAGAAGACATCAAAGACATTAAAGACAGACAAATTAAAACCCGCGACGAACTAGCCGACGTGAAATCAGACGTGCGTATGGCATCTTCTCGAATCGGTGATGTGGATAAGTCTGTCGAAATTGTGACTAACTCCATTAGGAACCTGGATAACAAATCAGGCGACACGAAAGAGTTGTCTCTTTATTTCAGAACTATGGAAAATAAACTAAACGAATACAATGCCAACTACGGCAAAGTTATTTTGATATTACAAAAGATGTTGGCGAAAAATCTTCCACCGAAAGACCAGTGAATTTCTTAAGTTCAAACATGGCCTTCGTCTTCAACTGCGCTTCACCAATATTATCAATAGCCTGCTTTAGTGGATACACCGATTGATTCACGATCGGGATAATCCCTGTCACAACGCATCGTTCATTCACGACATCGTATGTCAGATTAAACGCATACCGTTTCGCACCCACATGTGAAAATGTGAACGTGCCCTCTGGCTTTTTTGTTCGCTTCTTTTTCTTATCTTCCACTCACAAACCCCAATCCAAACCCTGTTACTAATAACCCAACTATAAACCAACCACCGTGCGTCGTTAATGGCCCACAGCCAGCTTCCGATTCCTCTTTATATTCCTCGAAATCCATTAATAAATCTTTATGACTCATATAGAGCTTATCGTAGTTCACTGATTTGATAACGTACTCCTTATAGGTCAACTCATCCATATAAACACCATCAAACAATGTCCAATATTGCGTATGTTCATTTAGTGGGATCTCTGCCGGCATTCCTTGCACTGGTAAGATCATGCAGAGACATATTAGTAATCGTCTCACGAGTCGCCTCCTCGGCAATCTGCCTCGATAATTCGTCTGACTTTATTTTCAATTCCAAATACTGCCGCCGATTGTATCTGTACTTGTAAACGCCGTAGGCTACAAAAAATAAACAAACACTAATTATGATTGGCAACATTATATCCATTCGTCTAGCGTAGGCATAAATGGGGGCATAATGGCAAACCAAATCTCAGACGAACGATTCAAATGCGCGTACGATAAACTTGTCGATATCGACACTTTGCAGCCAAACCCGAAGAATCCAAATAAGCACCCCGATAGACAGATAGAAATGCTGGCTAAAATAATAAAATACCAAGGCCAACGCGCACCGATCGTCGTATCAAACAGATCAGGCTTTATCACAAAGGGTCACGGGCGACTCATGGCTTTGCAGAAATTAGGGTTCGACAAGGTCGCCGTCGACTACCAAGACTATGCCGACGAAGCGCAAGAGTATGCCGATATGGTGGCAGACAATAAAATAGCTGAACTTGCCGAACATGACGATAAGTTCATGACCGATATTATATTGGCTGAATTCCCAGACATCGACTTAGAGCTTTTGGGTCTAGATGATTTTACTTTAGAAATGCCATTCGAAGGCAAGACAGACGAAGACGCAGTTCCCGACAATGCACCTGCACGTGTACAGCTTGGTGACGTGTATCAGTTGGGTGAGCATCGATTGATGTGTGGTGATTCGACCGACAAGAAGTGTGTTGAGTATCTGATGAATGGCGAGAAGGCGGATATGGTTTTCACTGATCCGCCTTATAACCTAGAGGAGAACGGTCAACTGAAGCGCACCAATAAAACGGAATCCAAAACAGAGAGTTTTGGTGATTGGGATGTTGGTTTTAATCCAGTAAAATCACTTGAGAATATGACAAATTTCACGACAGAGAATTCTCATATATTTGTATGCACATCAAGCTATCTGTTTGGGTCAATACACGATTGGTTTAAAAAACAAAACCATAAGCCAAATTATTTAGTTTGGTGTAAAGCCAACCCAATGCCGTCACTGTCAAAGAAATCATTTGTGCAGTCAACTGAGTTAATTGTTCACTCGCGAAAAGGGTCGCCCAATTTTATATACCCATCTGGGGCAAATCTTAAAAATATTATTTATGGCAATGTGCAAAAGCATGAGTTTGGCTATCCTACACAAAAACCTCTTTATGTTGTTGAACATTGTATTGCTCCAACATCAGGCTCGGTCCTCGACCTCTTCGGCGGCTCAGGCTCAACACTCATCGCCTGTGAAAAAACCAAACGTAAATGCTTTATGATGGAATTAGATCCGCACTACTGCGACGTGATCATCAAACGATGGGAAGACTTCACGGGCCAACAAGCGAAGCTCGTTTCAAGTCCAGGTGAAAAACAACCGAATCGTGGTACAGTTAGTTTTGCGGAGAGTTTATGACAAAAACGGTTTTAACAAGAAAAATACCGGGCTTCAATGGCTACTTTATAGACGAGGTTGGAGCCATCTACTCTACTAGACGTGGCGCAGTTAAGAAACTAAAGCCACACCAAAGACTAGATGGTTATTGCCAGGTCGCACTTTATAAAGACGACAAACCTCACGTTAGATATGTGCATCGACTGGTTGCTGAAACATACTTCGGTCCAATTGAAGATGGCCTAGAAATAAACCATATAAATTTAGATAAGCGTGACAACCGAGTATCAAATCTAGAGATGGTGTCTCGTCAGCAAAACAATAAACATAAAGTCGATAACAACGCTCAAGCCAAAGGCGAATGTGTCGGCATATCTAAACTAAAAGAATGTGACATCATATCAATAAGATCTTCCAAACTGTCAGCCCGTAGCCTTGCCAAGGAATTCGGTGTTCATCATAAATCAATATTGAATATTCGAAATCTAAAAACATGGAGACACGTAAATGGCTAAAGTCGGTCGAAAAAAGATCGAGATAGATTGGGTGAAGCTCAACAGCTATTTACAGTTACGCGCATCGAAGGGCATGTGTGCTGCTCTTCTAGACGTATCGGAGGATACGCTCGAGCGCCGCGTGAATGAAGAGTTTAAAGTAAAATTCGCCGAGTATGCAGAAAAAATGATTGCGCCAGTAAAACTAAAATTGGTTCAAAAAATAATATCAAAAGCCCTAGATGGTGATAACGTATGCTTAATCTTTAGTCTCAAGAATATGGTGGGCTGGGCGGACAAGGTTGAGCATGGTCTTAATGAAGATAAAAAACAAATTCTACTTAAATACTCTATTGAACCCAAAACAGTCGGACCCAAGGCTGACAAAGGAACAACAGGACAAGAATGAACAGGATTTGTTTATTCTTGTGTGGAACCTATTCTCATGTGATGAAGCCATAGAAGTGTTCGATGGCGACTTTCGTCAGTGCCCAGTTTGTTTTGAATGCATGAATGAAGAAGATATATTGGTCCATAAATCAAAAGAAATGCTGATCAACTGATGGATACATCTACACCCAATATTCTGGACTTCGTGCCGCTCCCTTCACAGCTTAAAGTGATTCAAGATGTTAGATCCAATTTTGACTATTCAATCGGGACTCACGAGCTATTACTTTCTGGATCGGTCGGTAGCGCCAAGTCCCTCACCTTGGCCCATTTGGTGGCCACTCATTGCCTTAGCTATCCTGGTGCTCGTGTCGGAATCGGGCGACTAGCATTACCTCAATTGAAGGCCACGTTATGTCAGAAAATACGTGAGCACTTATATGACACGGGCATTGATTATCGCTATCACGAAACAACTGGAAACTTCGATATGCCGGCAGGATCAAGTATCAAAGCCATCAGTTGGGCTGATGGGAATCTAGCTAAACTTGGATCGATGGAGTTCAGTGCATTTGCGATTGAAGAGTTAACTGAGACGAAAGATCCAAGGCCATATGATGTAATACTTCAAAGGACCAATCGCTTGCCGCATATTCAAGAGCCGTTTGTTATTAGCGGGACCAACCCAGATGGTCCATCACACTGGGCGTATAAGAAATTGATTCAGTCGAAATCACCGAAGGTTAATATTTACTACTCAAATACATTCGATAATCCCTACCTACCAAGGTCATATATTGATGGCCTCGCCGAAAGGCTTGATCCCAAGATGGCGAGACGCATGCTCTATGGCGAATGGATCGAGATCGATCGCGAAAGAGTTTATTACTCGTATGAGAGAGCTCGAAACAAAAAAGAATATTCCTATGTGGTTCAAAGCCATTTACCAATAAGATTAACGTATGACTTTAACATCGGTGACGGCAAACCATTGTCACTTGTCTTAAGTCAGTATGATCCGATGAAAGACGAATGGCATTTCTATAACGAGGTCATAGTCGATGGGCAGCGCACACTAGACTCACTCGAAGAGGCTGAAGCCAGAGGCATAATCCCAATCGGTCAGCGCTACATTATTCATGGTGACTGCAATGGACGTAGTCGCGACACAAGACAAACTAAAACAGACTATGAACTTATAGAAAATTGGTTGGCTAAAAAGAATTATAGATTTGAAATCCAGGTTCCGAAATCAAATCCGCCCGTCAGAGATCGACACAACGTGGTGAATGGATACATGCTCAATGCAAAAGGTGAATCGAAACTATTTGTTTACCGAGATGCGCCCACAGTTGACGAGGGGTTCATGCTGACTAGACTTAGACCTGGTGGCCAGTATTTAGAAGTTGACACCGATCGCTGGCAACATTGCACGACTGCGTGTGGCTATGCAATTATGTACGAAGCACAGATGAGAAATTATTATTCGAAACAAACCTATCGACAAGTTGGGACATACTGATGAAAATAGATTATCTAAGCCAAAGCGATCGCAAAAAACTTATCCAAGAAACTCAAGACAACGAAGAAAATATTCGTCGTAAAGAAGATAGTCTAAAAGCCCTTGAGGTTTATAAAGGCAGACAAGCTCAATTCATCTTAGATAAAATCTTTAAAGAGCTGGGTCCAAACGCTGCGAGAAATAGCAGGACCATCACGTCGATTAATCTCACTAAAAAGATAGTAAAAGAACAGGCGTCTGTTTATAAGAACGCACCTGAAAGATCGTGGTCTAACCTAAATGAAATGCAACAAGAGCACGTTGAAAAACTATATGAACTTTGTATGGCCAACGTGAAGATGAAAAAAGCCAACGAGGTTTATAAATTGGCTGATCAATCACAATTACAGATCGTACTTCGTGATGGGAAATTGGATTTCCGTGTACTTTACCCACATCATTTCGATGCCGTACCAAGTATGGAAAATCCAGAAATTGCCGAGTGTTACATCATATCTTCATTCGACAAACAAAGGCTGTTTTACAATGCATACAATGATTCGAGTAGTGGTGGCACTGGTTACTTCTCTGATTCGATCAATCAAAGAATTGGCGATCCAGACGACTATAAAAGTAATCAGCTTTTTTACTGGTGGACCAAGGATTATAATTTTATCACTGATTCTAGTGGGGCTTATGTCGACTCAAACGGTGTACCCGTTGGATCAGTCAACGAGAATGATATTAAAAACCCTATTGGGGTTTTGCCTTTTGTTGACATTGCTACCGATAAGGATTTCGAATTCTATGTTCGATCAGGTTACAACACCGTCAATTTTACTACTGATCTTGGCCTGCTACTTTCTGATGTGAGTGAGATCGCTCGTCTTCAAGGGTTTAGCCAAGCGATTATAAGCTCAGTGGAAGAACCAAAAGATTTAACGATCGGGCCACGACGTGCGATATGGCTAAAGATTGCGCCCAATGCAGATGCAGCATCACGACCTAGTTTTGAGTTTCAATCACCAAGCCCTGATTTAGGAAACTCTCTTCAACTCATTAGTAACTTCATGTCCATGTATTTAACGAGCCAAGGCGTGAGCCCTAAACTTGTGAACGCAGGCGGGATCACTGAATCGTTCACATCTGGCGTGGATCGTTTTTTAAATATGCTTGAGCGTTTCGAAGCCAGCCAAGATGATATGGCGCTTTTCGAATCAGTTGAAAAGAAAGCGTGGAACATTGTAAAAGCGTGGAACAATACCTACTACAACGTAACCGACAACGGCTTTATTCCAGAGCTGTCGGGTGTTTCGATCCCTGAAGATTCTGAGTTATCGATCAAGTACTCGAAACCTGAAATGGTATTGGGTGAGACAGATAAACTATCAGCAATTGAAAAACGTCTAGACCTAGGGCTAATTTCGCAAATCGAGGCTATAGCCTTGGATCGTGGCGTGACGAAAGAGATTGCTGAAGAGATGGCCGAAGAGATTGTCGAATCACAGATGGAGTTGATGAGTGGCAAAGCTGAAACAGATTCTATCGGGGAAGAAAGCGAAGCTGGAAGTGAATCTGGACGAGCTGTTCGGGACACTGGTGCCGAACTCGACAGAACTTAGACAAGCTGTCGGGCAGGCGATCATTGATAGGATCCGCGACCGGACGGCGGACAACATTGATCGTGATGGTAAAAGGTTTAAGAACTACTCGGACGAGTATGCTGATAGTATCGAATTTAAGGCTTACGGCAAATCAAAAAGTGATCCGAATCTAGAGCAGACCGGCGACATGCTTGGGCTCATGGATATTATTGAAGAAAAGAAAAATAAAATAGTCATCGGCTGGAGTGACGAGAACGAAGCTGGCAAAGCCCACGGGCATGTGACCGGTAATGTTGGAACGACTAGGGATTTTCTAGGCCTACCAGAAAAAGATTTAGAAGAGATACGAGAAGAGTTTATGCCGGCAGTTAGAGCCGAGGTCGCAGATATCGATGCCTCAACCACTAGGTCTAGTGTCGCGACCACTCAGGCATTTCAAACAGGTGAGATATCGGTATCGAATAGGCAAACACTAGACAGTATTTTTCAGGCTCTATTTGGTGACGACAATGGCTAAGGCTAAAGTCAGTGGCATCAAATCAGTATTTGATTCGATTAAA